CAGAATATTATTGACGAAGTTGATAGAAATGCAATCACATCAAACATTACCAAAGTTAAAATCAGAAGAGACTTAAAAGCTTCTGTAAATCAACTAGCACAATATGAGTTATGTTTTGGAAATAGATTTCATGTTGAGAGAGATGGTTTGAATATAAAATCAACAGGTTTTAAAATTGCCGGAGAATCATCGACAGTTTATTTTACGGATTATCCTAATAAAAATGATGAAAAAACTGGAGTTCTTGCAATCGTTAAAATATCTGAAAATAATAAATTTAAACTAGTTAATTCTGCTGCAGGTAGAATCGATTACATGAAGGGTGAAATTATAGTTGATACGGTAAATATTGTATCCACAGAAAAACCAGATAACATTATTGAAGTTCAAGCAATTCCAGAATCGAATGATGTTGTTGGTTTGAAAGATTTATATCTGTCTCTTGATGTTTCAAAAAGTAGAATAAATATGTTGAGAGATTTAATTTCTTCTGGGGATGAGATATCTGGAGTGAAATTTATCGAAGATTCATTCACCTCAAGTTATTCAAACGGAAGCATAATAAGAAACTAATATGATACAGACAGGATTTGAAACAAGAATAAAGGTACAAGACATTGTATCGAATCAACTCCCCAGTTTTATTTTAGATGAAAGTCCAAAGGCAGTAGACTTTCTAAAGCAATATTACATTTCGCAAGAGTATCAAGGCGGACCTATTGATCTATCGGCAAATTTAGATCAATACCTAAACTTAGATAATCTTATCCCTGAAGTTGTAGTTGATAATACACTGACAGTCGAATCAATTGAGACAAATGATTCTGTTATAAGTGTATCCAGTACGAAAGGATTTCCAAAAGAGTATGGTTTATTAAAAATTGACAATGAAATTATTTCATATACAGGAATAACAACCAATTCTTTTACTGGTTGTATTCGTGGATTTAGTGGAATTAGTTCATATAGAACAAATTTTGATAATGAAGAAATAGTTTTTTCTAATACCTCTGCAGAGTCTCATAATTCAAATTCTTCTGTTCAAAACTTAAGTAGTTTATTCTTAAAAGAATTTTATAAAAAATTTAAAACTACATTCTCTCCTGGACTGGAGAACAATGATTTTGTATCTGATTTAAATGTAGGTAATTTCCTTAAGGAAATTAAATCTTTTTATCAAAGCAAAGGAACCGACGAATCCTTTAGAATATTATTTGAAATCTTGTATGGAGAATCTCCAAAAGTAATTAATTTAGAAGAAAAATTAATTAAACCATCTTTTGCAGAATATAGAAGAAGAGAAGTAGCAGTAGCAAAAGTTATTTCTGGAGAAGCTTCTTTTCTTAAGGGACAAGGATTATTCAAAGAAAATTCAAATATAGTTGCGGCAATATCAGAAATAACACCTTTTAATATTGATGATGAAGTTTTTTATAAAGTATTCCTTTTTGTCGGTTATGATGAAGACTCTGATATTCAAGGAAGATTTTTACCAACTTCAAATTCAAAATGCACAGAAGACGTTCAAGTTAATGCATCAATTATAAATGTTGATTCTACAATCGGATTTGGTGCAACCGGAACAATAAAGTCTGGATCTAATACTGTTACATATACTGACAAAACCGTAAACCAGTTTTTAAATTGTACAGGCGTTATCAATGTAATATCTCAAGGTGATTTAGTTTATAATAATGAAATTTATTATGGATATGAAAATGGAGATATAAACAAAAAAGTAGAATTAGTATTTTTTACTACTCTAAGTAATTTTGTTCAAAATGGTAATGTCAATGTTAATGAAAACGATCCTATCGGAGTTAAAAATCTTGGAGATAAAGTAATTAATCCTTCTTTGAATAGGTCTTCAAAGCAAGTATTAGCAAATTCGTGGATTTATAATACAAATTCTTCATATTATATTAATAATTATGATAGTAATACTCTTGAGTTATTTTCACCTATTGATAAATCAAGTTTAAAACTTGGTGATTTTGTTGAAATTGTTGAAAGAGATACTGGAAAGGTAATATTTCCAGATGATACCAATACACCTTTTGTCGCAATTGATGGGCAAGAAATACAAGGCAGAACTAGCGTAACGTTAGGTGGTGGTTTTGATCAAACTCAATTAGGTGTCACTACAGATTTTAATTTAAGAAAAGTACTTAATAAATCTAATATTGGACCTGAAAGCAATGTATCATTTAAGTATGGGAATAATACATTAATATCTGACGTTCAAAACGTATACTTTGATGATGAATATGCGTATGTTGCATCAAATTCATTACCATCTGCAAAAACAAGGAAAGGTATTTCGGGATTTCCTTTATCCGAAGACATCAATATAAAGATTAAAAAACTAGTATTAGATCTTGATAATCAAACTGGAGGAATTTTAACTTCATTCAATGAATTAACTAAAAAATTTGATTCAATAAAAGTATTAGATAATCTTGGTAAATCTACATTCAAGACTGGTGATAAGATTTTTTATGAACCTCAAGGAAATGTTTTAGTCGGTTTAGAAACTGGAAATTATTTTGTTGAAGTAATTGATGGGAATGGTTCTAATGATCAAATTAAATTATATGGATCAAATTATCTCATTGGCACTGAGAATCATATAACTTTATCTGGAATAGGAACACATACAATTGTATTAGAATCACAAAAATCCGGAGTAGTTGGACCACAAAAATTACTTAAGAAATTTCCAATCAAACAACAGTTAGTAGATGGTAAAAATGAAGAAACTATTCCTGGTGGAGTTGGATTATTAATAAATGGTGTTGAGATTACAAACTATAAATCAACAGATAAAGTATACTATGGACCTTTAAGCAAGGTTAATGTTTTAAATGGTGGAGAAAATTTTGATGTTATCAATCCGCCTAAAATTGTTATTGCAAACGGTTTAGGAAACACCGCTTTAGCTCAACCTGTTGTTAGTGGGTCTATAAAAGATGTTCTTGTGGATTTTGATAATTACAATTTCAATATTGACAAAGTTGTATCCATAGGAGTAACTGGAGGGAATGGATCTGGATGTGTTCTCAGACCATTAATTTCAAATACTTTTAGAGAAGTAGAATTTGATGCAAGACCACAAAGTTCCGGTGGAGGAATTAATACAACAACAAATCAAATACAATTTGATGTTGAACATGGTTTTGTCAGTGGACAAGAAGTTATCTATGATTCTAATTTAGGTCCTGGAGTTGGAATAAATTCTGTAAGATCTAGTGGTAAAAACTTCTTAGTGAATAAATCAACATATGTTGTTGATGTATCGAATAATGTTTCTATAAAATTATTTGAAAATCATGATGATTATCGTGCTGGAATCAATACAATCGATTTTACTGGATCAACAGGATCCGGAATTCAAAAGATAAAAGTTGGTCCACTGAATGTATTAAAAGATATTGTTATAGTTGAAGGTGGAAAGGGATATACTAATAAAAAATTAATTGTCAATCCATTAGGAGTATCTACAGAATACAATTGGATTGAATTTAAAGATCATGGATTTAATAATGGAGATTTAGTAGATTATTCCATTTCATCTATTAATGGAACTACACCTGAAGTAATCTCAGGATTATCTACAGATAAAAAATATCAAATTTTTAAAATAGATGATGACAAATTTAGATTATGTGATGCAGGTATTGGGGGAACTACAACTAGCAATTTTGATCGTAAAAATTATGTGAAATTTGATTCAACTTCTGGAGTTGGATATCAACAATTTAGTTATCCAAAAATTGCCGTAGATTTTAGATTTACTACTGTTGGATTGGGTACAACTAGCACACAATCTATTACTTTAACTCCTATTGTAAAAGGTTCTTTATCTGGGATAGACTTATATGAAAAAGGTGCAGGGTATGGATCTTCAATTATTAATTATGAAAATAGTCCAACAATTTCCATCAAAAATGGAAAAGACGCTAGAATTGTCCCTATCATATCTAATGGAAGAATAGATTCTGTTAATGTTGAGTATGCTGGCTTGGAATACTATTCTGTTCCAGATGTGGTCATTACAGACTCTTCTAAATCTGGTTCTGGAGCTGTATTAAGAGCAGTAATAAAGAATAATAAATTAGATTCTGTCAAAGTAATAAAATCAGGAATTGGTTATTCTTCTGCAGATACATCTTTATCTGTAATTTCTTCAGGTCGTAATGCTGTTTTAAGTGCCAAAGTTAGAGATTTAACTCCAATAACTAATGAAGTCTTTGATTCAAATAAACTTTTAATTGATAGTGATGATAATCAATTAAAGTATTCTGTCTGTGGATATGATGTAAATCTATTTTCAGAATCTACAAATTCAATATCAGGAATTATTGGATGGGCTTATGATGGAAATCCAATTTACGGTCCATATGGATCAAAAGATCCTAACGAATTTTCTAGTGCCGATAGATTAATTTCTGGATATTCCAAGAATTCTTCATCTGTTAGTGACAGACCATCGACAAATGATTTTGCTGAGGGATTCTTTGTTGAAGATTATCAATATGATAATACGAACGCAGATTTAGATGAACACAATGGAAGATATGAAAAAAATAAAGATTTTCCTAATGGTGTTTATGCATATCACGCTGTAGTTGATATTGAATCAAAAAATAGTGCTCCTCTCTTCCCATTCTTTATTGGAAATACATATAGATCTAAAAAAATAAAAGAAAATTTTGAATTTGATTTTGATCAATCTTATGATTTCAATAATACAGAACTAAAAAGAAATACATTACCTTATAATGTAAATGAAGAATATTCTGATAATTATTTCATAAAAATTAAAAAAAATCAAAAGATAGATGTAGATAAAATAACGGCTGGAAAAATACAAAATACCTCCATAGTCAGTTCTGGTACAGACTTTAAGGTAAATGATATTATAAAATTTGATAATGGTGGAACGAGTGGAAGTGGATTAAATGTAAAAGTATCTTCTATCGATGGAAAAGATATAACAAAAGTAGATACAATAAAAGAGAGTTATGATAATTCTGTTTTAGTTTGGGGAAATAATTTAGAGGTTACTCTTGAAAATGAACATGATTTTAAAAATGGTGATTATGTATCATTATCAGGAATAACTACAGATTCTTTGAAGGGGTTAGAAAAATATCATAGAATAACAATTCAACCCAATTCATCATCTAGAACTATATCTACAGTTTCATCTGGAGCGGCAACAACTGAAATATATGTTTCATTCATTCCAAATTATGTTTCTGTTGGATCAACGATTGGTATTGGAAATGAATCTCTAACAGTATTGAATGTATTCAAAAATTCAAATATATTGAGAGTTGAGAGAGGCAATGCTGGAATTTCCCATACAGAGTCTTCACCAGTAAATTATAAATCAAAAAATTTCACAATTAATAAGGAAGTTCCTTACTTTGATTCTGCAAAAAATAATCAGGTATATTTTAATGCTGCAGAATCTGTAGGATTAGGAACTACACCAGGAACAGGATTTTCTACATCATTTACATTCGGACAATCCACACTTTCTAGAGAAATTCCTGTAAAGGGTATATACCTAGAAAATCACCAATTTAGAACAAATCAGTTGATAAAGTTGACTAATCCTCAATCTGCACAACTCATTACATATTCTAACGAACCCACTAGTACTTTAACTAATTTAACAAATGGAAATTATTATGCAGTCAATAAATCCAAAAATATTATAGGAATTAAAACTAGTATAGATAGTGATGAGATCTATTTTAGAGGATTTTCAGTATCTGGAAATACTTCAGACAATGATAAGTATCTATTTGAATCTACATTTACTCCAATAACTGCTACTGTAAATGCTATAAAAACAACGGTTTCTGTATCTACATCACATGAA